AAAATAATCTCCTGTTGCCATATTTTGTGGAGAGATACTAACAGAAGGTAAAAAGTTATTTAGATTGCCAAGTGCAGACGTTCCAACAAAGAATGGTGCTGTGAATGTAACTGCTTTTGCTCCTGCTCCAGATGCTATAACAGCAGATTGTTCTGTTCTTGATGGTAAAGTTGCTGTATAACCTAGTTGCTGTAGATTCATATTCTGAGCAACGTCAGCAGTTTCTAAAGTTGCCCTAAATTGAAATCCTCTACCTTTAAATATTCCATTAGCCATAGTGTTGAACGAGCCATAAGTAGGAGAACTGCTTGGATTGTCAGTTGTTGTTCGTACAGCTAAAATAGCGTTGGCATCATTAGCTATTGATCCATCAAAATCTGTCCATGTATCAATATTTGCTGTTCTGTTATCAAATTGATCTCCAACATAGAAACCAGCACCTTGAAAATGACGTTTTAAAGTAAGAGAGAATGTACCACCTAAATCAAGAGTTTCTACAAAGTCGTATGTTCCAGTTGCATTTGCACTAGGATCTGTAAGTTTCAATCCACCTTTTGAAGAGTCAAATACAACATTACTTTTTGTTCCATTAAAAGGTGTACTGTCTGTATCTTCTCTATCAGTTTTTACAGTTATGGAATCTAAAATTTCTGGTAATGTTATTGAAACAGAAGCCTCTGTTGCACTGAAACGTAATCCATCATCTTGAAATTTTACCAGATAAGTTCCTGGAAGTGCTGGACATATTGCCTCTGTAGCGTTGCCAGGCACAGCCTCAATAATATCTTGAGCAGCTTGGAAAGTAGCAGATCCTCCCGTTAAATTTGTATGACGTATGTAAACCCGACCTCCGTGAAGAACATCTACAGCAGTAGCTTGTGTAAACCTTAATCTTACAAATTGGTCGTTTATAGATTCAATAGTTAGATTAGAAACATTTTCTGGTAAAGCAGTTTTACCTTCTGCGACAAATATTTTTTCTGTAAAGTTTGGAGAAATCCTTAAAATTGCATCAAAAGTGAATACTTGTATCGTATAAGTTCCACGTTTACTATCTAAAATTTCAAAATCACTACTAAATACAACTTGGGATATGAAATTAGTATCTTCGAATTTGTAATTTACTAAGTATTGAGTAACACCATCTACAGGCTGCCAATCTACAATTAATTTACTTCTAGCCATACCGTTAAGAGTTACTATCTTTTCACTAACAGTTAAAGAACTAGGAGGATCTAGAATTGGATTTAGTATTGATATTGTTCGTGTTGGTAAAGGATCTCCGTTTTCAATAAAATTATATTTACCTTCAACATAGGACAAAGCTGTAATTACATAATTTACTTCGTCTTGCTCTTCAACTTGAATTACTCTAAATAATTGTGTTTGTAAGTCAGTACTAGAAATTAAATAGGGTGCATTTACACTTGGTGCGGAACTAAAAGCAGATTGAGTCGTTCCATCAGATTTGGTAACACTACTAATAGTAAAAACAGCACCAACAATATTAGAAACTGAACCTGTCTCAACTGTACCATCAGATAAGACCACAGAAATAGTAACAGAATTATTTAAGTCTGATAAGGTAGTATCTGCAACAGCATCAATAGTTACAGTCGTTGTAGTCGCAGCAACAACTCGCCCACCTCTTCTACCTCCTGCTCTTACTGGATCAGCTATTTCAATAACAGAACCAGGTCTTACAACAACTCCACTATCTATAGAAGTAGTAAAAGTACAAGTTTCAGATTCATTTTGTTCAGCAAAAAGTATTGCACGACCCAATCTTGCAGCTTGGTTTCGAGAAGTACACGCAAATGCTTTTACCTGTTTTATTATTGTTCCAAATTTTGCTATAGCTGCTGAATCTTCTACTACTTCAAAATCTACTTCTTTTGAATCCATATTGAAATAACTGACAGATACAACACTATGTCTAGTTTTTAAACTACTTCCTGAGTAACTAAAGCCTCCTTCTCCGACATTGGCTAAATTAAATAAATAACTCGCTGATGTTTCTTTATCTTGAGATAAAGTTATACCTCCAGCAGACCAGATAGGCATACATCTCATAACACCAGCTAAATCATTTATTGCTGCAAATGCTTCTTTAGGACTTTGAATGTTTACGTTACAGCTAAACCTAGCTTCTTTTGTATCTGTTCCTGTGCCATCATCGACTTCTTCATTTGCGTATTTACTGGCAGCTACAAAACTAAATAAATCTATATTGCTATCAACTATATGATTACCTAGTCCATACCTAGTGTTTGTAAGAAGGTCCAGTAGGCACATGGCGGGACAATTTGTATAAACAGCTTGCTGCATTGTTCCGTTAAATATGTAGCCATCTGGGTACACTATCCTGCCCGTAGCATTATCCACAGTTGGAGTACCAGAACTAGATGCTCCTGCTCCTGGTATTCTTACTTTTACACCTCTAATACGATATTTTCTTGAAGGAATACGATTAAATTGTTTACTATCAAGACGAAGAGCCATATAAGCACTATTCGCATAAGTTGAAGAATTATCTATTACTTCTTGAAAGCTAGTGAACTGAAAAGCATTTACTCTATTAGCTTCTGTACTGTCTGCTGTTACACGAACAACCCTTATGTCTACTGTTGTAAAACCGCTTGTTAACTCTATTCTATGATCTCTTTGGTAAGCATCAGCAGTTCTACCAGAAACTTGTGTTTTTCCTGCTGTTCCTCCAATTTTATCTACAAAACCACCAGAATCATGTTGAATTTGAATTTTGTATTCAACAGTATCTCCTCGAAGATCTCCGTCATCTTCAGCTACTTGAATCTGAGGCCAAGTCAAAGTAACAATTACAGCATCTACGTCTGTATTTGTAATCTGTCTAGTTACTGGAGCAGAAGTAGTTACAGTAACTCCAACACCAGTAGGGGATCTGCTTTCAGCAGGGATGCCACTCATTGCGTCTTGACTTGACGTTCCAAATTTAGATTTAAAGGTTACATTTTGAAAGTTAAAGTCGGTATCATCAGGACTACTATTAGAAGCGTTTGCATCAAGTACTGGAGTGTCATCAAGAAAAACATCTTTTAAACTTGCATTTTGATATGCAGTAGTTCCCTTTGTAAGTCCTGCTTTTGATGCAGTAGCAAAACCTTCTATCTCTCCTTCAGAAATTAAATCTTGAACAGTAGCAAACTGTCTACTATGTAAAGTATCAGGAGCACGATATGGGGGAGGAGGTGGCTTTGGTCCTTTGGCTCCTCTAATAATTTTGATTTCGTCTGTCATGCTTCTACCTGATTAGTGTCAATCGCTGCACTTATTACAACACTTCCTGTAAATATTTCGCCATAAACTATTGGAACGGGAGTACCAGCCCTTGATGTATTTTGCACTCCACTAAAGTTAAATGATACCTGCGGATCTTCTTCAGAACTAAATTTTTGTGGTTCTGGTAACGGAAATAGCATTTCACTAACTCCCGTTAGCAAAAGACCTATACCAATGTTTCCAAGAGTTGCAGCTAAACTAAATCCTCCTCCTACAGCACCAAACCCGAAACCACCTCCAGCCATAAACCCTGCACCTGGTGCTGCTATAGCAATACCTATTAAAACTGCTCCTAGTAATACTTTTCCAAGACCTCTTCCAGCACCACTAATAACAGGAATAAAATGTATGTCTTGTTTACCTACGGGGTGATGTATCTCTTCCTCGTTTATATCATAATTACCAACTTTTACTTGATAATAATGTGGACCCATAAAAGATTCTATGCCTGGAAAATTATGTATTAGAAAACTTACTGCTTTACCAACTGTTTCAGCTTTTACCTCGAACTCCTTATGTCCGACAAACTTAGCTAACTCTCCATATAACTTTACTTTACGAAGCATAGCGATACCTCTTTCCTGTACATTTTAACAGCCATTCAGAATAGGGCTCTCTACAAGATAGTCTATCGGTTAAATGATGAATAACATCTCCCTCAAAAAATAATGCTACATGATTTAATCCTGGATTTAAAATACTCATAAGCAGCACATCACCATCTTTTAATTTTTCATCTGATCTCAACTCCCTAAAACCTGTTCTCCATGCACAGCTTTCAAATAAAGGCTTATTTAAAAATTCTTCTAATGTAATTGGTCTTTCCCAATCTTTTAATTCAATATTTTTTTCCTCTTTATACCAATCTCTTACTAAACTCCAACAGTCTGTAACCCCCCATACCCATTGACGACCTAATAATGGTGGTTTATATCCACAAGGTTCTAAATATGCCCATTGTTCTGTTTTTGGATTAACAATATGCCAGGGTAAATTACTTTTTTCACAACTAATTTTATCTGCCTGGCTAGGTGTAGGTGGAGTTATTGGGTGACTATGTACTACCCCAACTATTTCTCCAGCATTGTCAGCCTTTACATAATCTTCTGGGTCGATAATAAAACATTGATGATCCGTCATAGATAGATTTTTACAAGGATAATACCTCTCTTTACCTTTTATATTTAACAGTAGTCCGCAAGATTCTCTTGGATCTTCTCTTTTTGCGTGAAGCAATGCTTTATATTTCCAAGTCATGATACAAACGTGCCAATAGCAGGAAAAATTGAACGAGTAGCTTGACGACCTGGAATCCTAACTCCAGCAAGATCTGTAGGTGCAGCTAATTCAAATTCAACAATATCTCTTGTTTCTGTTGCCTTACGGTCTACTGAATAAATTTCTTGAGGAAATTCTGCTGTAGGATCAGCAGTTGCATTTGTTCCATCAGCAAAATTAACCGCATCAATAAATTTAGCTAGTGTTCTTATACGTGTAACTGTAGCTCCCGTTAAATCATTTCCAGTAGTTGTTTCATTAACAGATAAAAGTATTGCTGAAATCAGTCCTGTAGCATTACTAATAGTTAGTTTTGGCCTGGGTAATTGTCCTTTTTGAAATGAAAAACCTGATGCTTGCACAGGAAATCTAAGGTAACTGTTGCCAGCCCAAACTATTTCTCCGTTTGCATTTAAACTGCTTCCAGCATGAAATCTATAAACTGTATTTGCACCATGTAATGCAGTTGATAACTGAAGTGTAAATAGTTCAATAATTGCTGAAGGATTAATGTCTTGTAGACTGCTGAATATTTTAGAATTTACTGTCATTATGATGCTGGTTCAAATACTTCTCTAAAAGTGGCTTGAATCGTAGCTCTATTATTATATGGTATTGATTTGGTCCAATTTTCGCAAACAAATTCAGAAGATGAACTTTCTCCTGGAGGAGTAAAAGTAAAACTATCACTATCATTTGCACGAGCATCTAAAAATGTTTCGATAGTATCTGCATCTGTTTCTGAAACTTCAAAAGTAAAATTAAATTCTTTTGGATTTTGATGTTGAGCTAATCCAAATAATAATCTATGTTCATATCCATCAGCAAAACGAATAGTTCTAGTGTTTGGTCTGGATTTTTTTCGCTGCCCGTAAGTTGGTTTTATTGAAGGGAAGGTAGCCATTATGCAAGTATTCCTCCAGGTCGTTTCTGTTGTATTAGTTCAGATTGTACCGCAGCCGAGATAAGACGGCCAAGTTCTCTTCCTCGCTCTTCATCTCCTTGAACTTCTGTGCCAGATGCGTCTACATTTACTACCACAGTTGTAGAACCACCAAGTGCATGATTCGGTGTGACTGTACCTGTAACTCCAGGACTGAATAATTCTGGTCCACGTTCTCCTACCATGTATGTGCTTCCTGCTCTAGCTGTTCCTCCATTAGCTAAACCAAAGTTAGGTCCTGCAACACCTAAACCTGTTACTGGATCAAAATATCCCCCTCCTCCCATAGTTGGACCTCCACCACCAAACATTGAACCTAAACTACCAAATAGCGAACCAAATAATCCCCCACCTCCTAACTGTCCACCTGGATTGCCAAATAATGCCATGTTAAATGCAGCATCAATTAATTTATTCAATACATTGTTGAGCATATCTCCCAAAGTAGATGTACCACGGATAAGACCCTGTAGACCATCAGCAACATCTGTGGCAAGTGATTGACCTAATGATTTGAACTGTTGCCTTACCATCTCGGCTTGTTGTGCCTGTTTTTCTAATAAATTATTTTGTTTTAGTAAATTTTCAATTTTATTTACATCTAGTTCTTCTAATGTTGCTCCATCTTCAATCATTTCTTTTATCTTTGCATCAAGTTCCTGTGCTAGTAAAACTTCCTCATAATTACCATCAATCTTTGCCTGTAATAAAGCATTTTGTTGTCTTATCTTCTTCAACCTGGAATCTTCAATAAGATTTATAGTTGTTTGTCTTTCTAAAGTTTTTCCTACCAACGCAAGCTCTTCTTTTCTAGCTTCTATCTGTGCCTGTAAGTCTGCTTTTCTTTTTTCTGCATTTTTAGCTCCTGATCTTCCCTTACCACTTCCAGATACATTTGCTAATTCAGTTTGTAAAGCCAGTAATGTTGGATCGGTTGCTGATCCTCCTATTTC